GACTCGCAGGAACAGGACCTCATGGTCTGGTCCAAGGTCTACGCCCCCGACGCGCGCTGGTACAGCGACAAGATGTCCGGCAAGACCATGCTTCGCCCGCAGTTCCAGGCCCTCATGGAGTCGGTCCGCATGGGGCTCACGAAGCGGGTCGTCGTGTGGCGGCTTGACCGGCTCGGACGCACGGCCAGCGGCCTCACGAGCCTGTTCGAGGAGCTTCAGCAGCGACAGGTGACGCTACTGTCGTTGAAGGACGGGTTCGATCTGTCGACGGCCTCTGGCCGACTGTTCGCCAACATGTTGATGTCGATCGCCGTCTTCGAAAACGAGATGAAGTCGGAGAGGATCCGCGCCGGGATTCAGGCTAAGCTGGAGGCCGGAACGCTGAAGTACCAAGGCGGCAAGCCCGGCCGCGTCTGCGATCCGAAGAAGGCAGATCGAGCGAGGCTGGCGAAGACGATGGCGCTGGCTGCGGCGAAGGCTGGTGAGCCCGTGAACGTCAGTCACATCGCACGACTGCTGGATGTCAGCCGCTCGACGGCGAGAGGGTACATCACGGGTACGTGATCTGGCGAGCCAAGGCGCGGCTGGGTTAGCAAAGGCGAGGTGCGCCGTGGTCTGGCGCGGCAAGGTGTGGTGGCCCCGGGTAACGCCGGGGCCTTTTCTTTAGCGCCCTTCCATCTCTTCCATGATGTCCCGCGTCGTGCTCTCCTGCCTCTCCGCCTTCGGGGCAATGGCGTCGACCTGCTCCGTGAGGTTGTCGATGAGGCCAGGATCGAGAGGAATGTACTTGGACGTCCTCTTCGAGAGTTCGTACTGCTTCCCGGCCGTTCGCATCACGCGCAGCTTCAGGTCTTCGATCTCCGGTGTGGACGGAACATCGTCGAGCTGCTTGAACAGCTTCTTCATGGTTTCGAAGTCGGACCGCGAGCGCAGCGGCCCCGACAGGAGCGCGTTGTACTTCTCGATGTTCTTCTCGGACGCGTTGTCCCCTTCGCCGCGATACGCTTTCGCCTGCGACAGCTTCGTGTCGAGGTCTTCCGTCGCCTTCACGAACCGGCCACGGTCCGCAGACGGCGCCTCTTGGTTCACGAACCGGCGCACGATCGGGACGTCCTTGACGCGAGTCTCCTTGCCGCCCAAGACGTTCCCCGGCAGCGTCACCAGCGTAGACCACAGGAACTTCACGAGGCCCGGCGTGGCCCAATCGACCCCGTGTTGGAGCGTCTCGGGCGAGACGTCGATTCCTCCCGGCGTCACGCGATCACCGCCCGTCAGGCTGTTCAGCCCCTCGGCAGTCTTCACGGCCCACTCCGGAGCGGAGCGGAACTTGAGCTGCGAGTCGGGCTTCTTCGCTCCGAACGGCAGATTCTCGGGGTAGATCGGAGAGTCGAAAGCCGTTCGGTTTCCCTCGTGCTGGATGATCGGGTCCAAGACTGTCGGGGCGAGGGCCTGCCCAAGCGTCGGGCTCTGGCCGAGCGGACTGAACGAATCGTACGCGTTGGCTGCGAGGGCGACGGCGGCTTCGGCTGGCTTCTTCCTGCCCGTCATCGTCTCCACGGCGTAGCGTCCGGCGTTCGCGAAGACGTTCCAGCCGTGAGCCATCGGAATCATCCCGCGCCCAAGGATCCAGTTGCGCGCCTTCGTCGACTCTTGGAGTTCGTCGTACTGGCTCAGGCCATCATCATCGTCGTCATCCGAGAGCAGGATATTCGCCATCGCGTTTGCAGCGCCGAGGGCGAACATCGCAGTCGCGACCTTAGCCGCACCTTTCGGGTTCTTCTTCGCGAACGAAGCCATCGCGACAGGCCCCTGAATGCCGACGTTCCCGAACATCCACAGCGCATTGAACGCAGGCCCGAGTTCTCCCTTGCGATTGAAATTGACGGTCACATTCTTAGTCAAGGCCCTGCGTTCGCGCGGCGACATGCCCTGATCTTTCGCCATTTTGTAGACGGCCAGTCGGGTCGCGTTCTCCATGACCTCGTTCACGTTCTTCGTGAACCGCAGTGCCGTGTGAGCCCACGTCCGAATGTCCTTCGGCCCGCGCTGGAGCACCTTCATGTCAGAGGCGATCCGGCGCTCGATGGTCTTGGCGTCTTCGAACGGAGCCCAGCCGACAGTGGCGCCTTCCTTCCGCATTTCCGCGAAGAGCTTGGCGTACTCGTCCTGCGAGTTCGGATCGCGCAGGAACTTTGCGACGCCGCGCATCGAGCGCACCCAATTCTTCCCGACTTGCGCAGCCTGCTTCACACCATATCCGGTACCGACATTCAGCGCCGCCGTCTGAACATCTCGGATCGGGTTCGTCGCCCAGAAGTCAGGGCTCAGCATCGTCAGAAGCGAGCCGTACGTGCGGGTTGCTGTAGCGATACCGCGGAGGCTCTCCGGCAGGTTCTCGTTCGTGAACGCCATCTTCATCGCACGGAGGGTCAGCGGGTCCTTGATCTGGACCGCGATGTTCTTGCCGTTCTCCTTGACGTTGATGATGTCGTCGCGCATGAACAGCGGGTCTGGCGCCCACTTGACGAGAGTGTTACCCTCTTCGTCCTCTGCCAGCGTCTTCTTCTTGAGAACCGGATCCTCGACCCAGAGATCCTTGTTCGGATTCTCCCGGATGAACTTCAGGAACTCGCGCCCGACCTCGGCCTTGTTCGCGCGCACCACTGTCGTCTCGGCCTGTTTGATCGCGTGGAAGAGCGGGTTCTCGGCCGCAGTGGACCGGCCTTTGGCGGACTGGACCGACTTGCGCAGAGCGGAGAAGCCCTGCCCGGACCCAGCACCACGCACCTCGTCGACCTCTTCGTGCTTGAGCGGAACGTAGGTCGGCCCCATCGCCTTGACCCAGCCGTCCACGTCCTCCTTCGTCGCGAGCCCCGACTCCACGTAGCGGCGCCGTTCGTCGGCCAGCATCGCGTAGACGACCTCGGCGATCTCGTTCAGTGCCTCGGCCTTCGGCTCGAGCGCCTTCAGCTTTGCCGCTGCCTCTTCGTCCGTCATACCCGAGAACGGGTCGGCACTCACTTCGCCCTTCGGGTCCAGCTTGCGGCCTCGCGCGTTTCGGTCAAAGGCGTGGACGGCGTAGAGCCAGTCGCCGATCTCGTCGAGCGTGACGTTGCCCTTCTCCGCCATCTTCAGAATCGGGTCGACGAACTGGTTCCGGAGGTCTTCGATCTCGGCCCCGATCTTTCCGTGCGCTGCGTCCTCTGCGTCGTAGGTCGAGGCCGTGCCGGTACGCCCCTGCTTCTTCGCGGCCTCCTCCAGCCGACGGAGGCGGATCATCCGGTCCTGAATCTTCCGGCGGAACGCATCGAATCGGGTCTCGTCCGGGGCGTCGAAGAGATCCTCGTCGAGGGCCTCGTCACTGTCCGGCCGCTTCGAGAACGAGACGTCTCCGTCTTCGCCCGGCTTGAAACCAACACGGGCCTTCTCCTCCGAGCGGGCGAGGAAGGCTGCGAGGTCTGCGTCCGAGAACTCAGCGACGCGACCTCCGAACGTCTCGCGCAGCCACTCACGAACCTTCGCGATGAGCATGCGGAACGCGGTCGGCGGCTTGTAGTTCGGGTCGGAGCGGAGCTTCGCTGCGTGGAACGAGACGGCCTCTTCGGCCAGCTCGTCGGGCCGGTACATGCGACCCTCGGGCGTCTCGCCGAACTTTTGCACGAAGTCCCTGAAATACGTCGAGTCGGCCCGCCACTTGTCGAGCTTCTTCCTCCAGCCGTCCTTGCCGAAAATCTGCTGCGGGACAAGGTGCCCGACCGCCTCGTGGATCACCGCATCGCGAACGTGCTGCGCCGACTTCATGTTTTCGGCGACCAGCGTGATCCGGCCCTTGTGCGTCAGTGCATCGACCAGTGAGCCCTTGGCCGCCTCCTGAATGTGCGGGGCCAGTTCGGTCTGGCTCTCGATGACGTCGATCAGGTCGGCGATCCCGGGCAGGCGCTTCTTCATCTCGTCGAGCGCCTTGTCCATCTCGGGGCGGCTGATCGCCTTTCGGACCTCGCCGTAGCGCTGCTGCCGGACGAGCCTCTTCGGGTCGTTGAGCTGGAAGCTGGGCTCCGTAGCGGAGACGTCAACGCCCTTCGCGTCCGCTTCCTTCTTGGATTCGTAGAGTTCGGCGACTGCCTCGTTGTACTCGTCGAGCTTGAAGTCCGGATCTTCCTGCGCGTTCCGCTCCAGCCGCAGGCGCCTCTCAGCGTCCACGGCGGCTTGGTAGCGGGCGACGAGAGGGTCGGGGCCAGCGACAGGAGCCGCTTTCTTCGCGCCCTTCTTCTTCGGCTCGGGCTTCGCCTCCTGCGCGGCGGCAGCCTCGGCAGCGCGACGCGCCTGCATGAACGGCGACGTCTCGGCCGTGACCTGCGGCGGCGTCACCTCGCGGGTCTCGCGGCCGACCGAGCGAGAGATCGCGTCCACGTCCACGCCCATCGCGCGCGCGTCACGCTCTGCCCGCTCGACCTCACGTTCTGCCGCGTACTTCCGCGATGGGTCCTCGGCGGTGCGCTCGCTGTGGTACGCCAGCATCACGAGCTGCTCCGCCGCCTTGAGCTGCTTGGGCGTGTACTGCTCGGCGAGTTTCGGGTCGGCGATGGGAGCGGGCGCGGGAGCCTTCTTGGCTCGCGTCTCGGCCACTCGATCCATCATCGGCTGAGCGGTTGCGGCGGCTTCGCGTTCGGCCTTCTCCCGCGCAACGTCTTCAGCCTTCTTCGGCGGCGGGATAGTGGCGATTACCCTGTCGGAGACCGGCTTCTTGGCTGCGTCGGCGGCGGCCTTGGCCTCCTTCGCTGCGAGGATCCGGGCCTTGTACTCCTCGTTTGACTCATTCCCGAGCTTCGTCTTTGGGACCTTCTTCGGCTCGGGCTGAATCACTTCCTGTGCGACCGGAGCGGACGCAACCGGCTCCGGCAGCGGCGACATCGCAGGCTCGGGTTCGACGACGGGCTCGGTCCGTGGGGCCTCACGCTCCGCCTGCGCCGCAGCTTCAAGCCTCTGGCGCTCCGCGATGGCGGAAGGCGGGATCTCCACCGGGGGCTCTTCAAGCGGCGTCAGGTCCTCCGGGACTGCGCTGACCTGCTCACCGTAGGGCCGAGGCGCACCGAGACGGTCCGTTCGTCCAGCGGACTGCTCCGTAGCGCGGAGAGCCTCCGAGAGGTAGAAGTCGTCAGAGTAGGGGTCGCCCTCGGGCGGCGGCAGCCCTGCGTCGAGCGGCTCCTCTTGCGGTCCCATCTCCTTCGCGACGGCAGTCTCAAGACCGCGCTGTCGCACGACCTGCGTAAGCTGCTCGTATTTTGCCGTCAGGATCTCCCGCTCCTCCGGCGTCGTCCTCGGGTCCGCCACGAGACGCTCAATCTTCTTTGCCACGTCTTCCGGTTCGAGCGCCTTCGCGGGTGCGGGACGCGACGCGATCTGCTTCGCAAGCTCCGCGATCTCGGCATCCGTCTGCTGAACGACTGGCGCGGGAGCGGCCGGAGCTTCCTGAACCGTATCCGTCGTGCTGACCGCCGTGTCGGAGTTCGCGGCCATGAACGCAGCGAGCCCTTCCGGTGTCGCGACCTGCTGCCGCACCGCAGCGAGGCTGGCGTTCTTCGTCCGGTCGTAGATCAGAAGGCCGCCGTCGACGGTCATGCCAGCCATGCCGTCCGGGATGGGCGTTCCGGCGGGCACAATCCGAGCCGCCTTGTTCGGCGACGTCGCAGCCGAGACGGCCTTCTCCGTGCGGGGGCCGGTCGGAACGTTCATGTCGACCGGCTGCATTCCGCGGGCGCGGCCTTCGATGATGTCTGCCGGGGTTGGCGGCCGAAGCCGTCCCGTTTCGGCAGAAGGCTGCGTAGGACGCAGGCCACTCTCGCCGAGCGGGTGCATCGCCCCGCCGAGGATGCCGCCTGCGACTCCCTCCTCTGCCAGATCAGAGAGGTACTTCGGGTCCGTCATGCGCTCGCTGAAGGAGCGCGTTTCCGCTGGAGAGATCGCGTCGGAGATGAGCTTCTGAAGCCCCTCCGTCCCGCCTTCTTTCAGCGCCGTTTTCAGCAGCGCGCCGACCTCTTTCTTGAGACCACCGGCTGCGATGCTGCCGGGCACGATCGAGTCGAGCGCACCCTGCATGCCGCCGGAGAAAAGCGCCTTGAGCCCGGCGTTGTCGGCCCTCTGCCCGGTCTCCTCTTCGTAATCCTGCGTGCGCTGGAACTCGTCGCCGGACATCATCAGGCCGGACGCCACGGCTGCGCCGCCCCTGCCACCGAGCGCTCCGCCAGCGAGAGAGACGCCCATCTGCGGTGCGTTCCCTGCGAGCATGTCCTGATACCACGTCGGGTCGGTGAGCTTCTGGCCGAGGCTCTTCTTCGAGAGGGCCTGCGCGTACCCAGACGGCATCTCCGGAAGCCCATGCCGAATGTCGTCGGCGACGCCAGAGAGCATCGCTGGGCCGCCGGACGTCTGCGGCGCGTCGAGCATCCGCTTCCCTGCGAAGAGCGGCACGCCCTTCCGGACGGAGGTCCCTTCCATCGGATCGCTCGGGATCACCACGTCGTCAATGGCGCGGTCGAACATGGACGGCACCGCCGCCACGTTCCCGGCGACGCGGCCAACACCACGCTCCCATGCCTGTTTCGCAGCCTGGAGTGGGCCGCCGGAGTAGGTCTCGGCCGTAGCGTCCGGAGCCTTCCCGGCATAGAGGCCGCGCTTGCGGTCCTCGGGCGAAACGCTCAGGTCGGCGAGGTTCGCCTTCGCCTTCTTGTTCGTCTCGAACTGGCGGTCGATCTCGTCGATCCCCGCCTGAAGCCCGGCCTCGTCGTCCGCTTCGACGTCGTACGTCCCGAACCCGTCCGGGTATTCGAGGGTCGCCTTGAGCTTCCCCACTACTTCCTCTTCGTGATCGCGAACTTACTCGTGGGGGCGGAGGCAGGAGAGGAGCTGGCCGAGCCCGCTCCGGTCGAAGCCTGAGCGGATCCAGTGGTCCACCAACTTCCGTCATCGTGCTTCGTCAGACCCATCTGCTGCATCGCCGCCTCGTACTTCGGCGTGCCGGGCTTGCCCTGTTTCAGCGCGGCGTTGAGTTGGGACGGGCTCGCTGGCTTGGCGGCACCTCCAGAGAATCCCTTCGGAGCGGTTCCCTTGTTGCGCTCTCCGATCTCCTCCATCCTCTGCCCATGCTGCTGCGACCCGATTTCGAGGCGACGCTTGTGCTCCTCGGCCTCGGCTGCCGCCCGGAGTTCTGCTTGCTCTTTCTGGCGCACGGCAATCTGCTCGTTGGAGACGAGTTGCGTCTCGCTGACCCCTTGAACACGCTTCATCGTCCCCGCGTCGCTGGAAAGAACGAGGTCGCCGGATCCGCGATCTGTGGCGACGGACGGCTGATAGCGGACCGGCTTGCCCTGCGTGATGACCGCACGCTTCTGCCACTCGTCGAAGCGGTCCGGGTTCTTGATGTAGAACTCGTTGACGTCCTTCTGGTAGTCCTGCGCGTCAAGACCACGGATCGACTGCGCGAGCTGATAGTCCTGCATCGCCGACTGGTTCACATGCTGCGGGAACACCTTCGCCCACCCGGAAGAGAGGGCCTTGGCTGCCCTCTCTTCGAGAAGCTTCGCCTGGGCCTCTCGCTTCTGGTAGTTCGCCCGGATCGGGAAGGCATCCGCCACGCTGGACGTCCTGCCACCTCCCGGAGCGGCCTGCGGCTGCACGAGCGCTGAGGGCTGGATCTCAGGAGTCGGGTCGCGTCGCAGATACGGCGGGATCTCCGTCTCGCGCGGCGTCATGTAGTTGCCGCCGTCCGGGCTCGCCGTGATGAACGACAGGTCCGAAGGCGTGACACTCGTGTCCGGCGACTTCATCACGCCGCCGCCGCGAATCGCCTCGTTCGTGAGCGCAAGCTCACGCTGGGGCGTGAGCTGCTGACCGCCCCCGATGTCGAAGTTCTCGGAGAGGAAGTTCGCCGTGCCCAGCCCGTTCTCGTCCGAGCCGAAGGTCATCCCGCCGGTCAGCGACGTGGAGCGCCCCTGGCGCTGGTACTTCTTCCAGTCGTTCGGGTTGGACCTCGGCATGCTACACACTCACTCCGCCCGAGCCTGACGTTCCTCGGTCGAAATTGTACGTCTCCCGGGGAGTGCGAAGCCCCGAAAGAATCTGGGAAATCAGGTTGTTTTCGTCCTCGCGGTTGGAGTCGTAGAGGCCCTGCTGCCCGGCGAGCCCCTGCATGCGCCGGTTGTGCATCTGGTCCGAGTAGCCTTGGTAGCCCTGAAGCCCTTCCATCCGGCGGTTCTGCATCTCGTCCGCGCGCTGGGACGCACCGGCAAGCCCGGCCTGCTGGTAGCCACGGAGCGCTCGGTTGCCCTCGTCCATGCCCTGAATCCCGGCCATGCGCCGTCCGTACTCCGCGTCGGAGCGGTTCGCGAGCATGTCGTTGCCGTACATCCGGGCGTTGCGGGCGCTGTTCTGAAGCGACGCCTGATTCGACGCGCCGTACTGCCTGCGCTGGTTCCCGATGGAGGCGAGGTTCGTCATGCCGGAAGCGCCGACCTCGGTCTGCCGGTTCGCCTCCTTCGCGAAGTCGATCTGGTTCTGCCGGGCCTGATCGCCGAGGACGCCAGCCGTGTCGCGACCGAGACGCCCTGCCGCTCCGTAGAAGCCCGCGTTCCCGCCGCCGACAGCCTGCCGGTTCTTGAGCTGCTGGAGCGCCGAGTCGCTCGCCGTCCGGGCGCTGAGCATGCCCTGCTGGCCGATCGCGCTCTTCGTCGCCGCGTCGTAGCCGGGCCGGTCCAGATACCCCTTGTACGCGTTGTACGCCTCGTCTTCGCCGCGCCCGGGCGTCTTCGTCATCTCGCCGAACGCGTTGAAGAGATCCTTGTCCGTCACGCCTTCGATGCCGGTCGCTCCCGGGTTGTCCGCGAAGATGCGGCTGCGGTCGATGACGTTCTGATCCAGCTCGCCGAGAGGGTTGTTCGCGACGTTGCGGTAGCGCCAGTTGACTGCATCCTCGTCGCCGGTCCGCTGGCCGCTCGCCTGCCACTGGTAGCCGCCGAGGATGTCGCGGTCCTCCTGCGTCGAGGGGTCGCCCGTGAAGTCGAGGTAGCGTCCGCCGACCCACGACTCTTCGTTCGTCGGGCGGTAGTTCGCAAGCTGGCCGTACGAGCCGAAGAGGCCGCCGTCGGGCGTCTCGGCGCCGTCGCCGCCGGGGCCGAACCAGTCCACGAGGTCGTTCGCGCCGGACTGCGGAACCGGCGCACCGCCGCCAGAGCCACCGCCCGGAGGGGTCGGATCCTCCCACCCCGGCGGGGGAGGGCCGCCGCCCGGGTAGCCGCCCCCTGGGCTACCGACCGTCGGGCCTAGTCCAGTGCCGGGCGGGACATAACCGTGTCCCCAATCCTCGTTGTAGCGCTCCGGTTCACGGTCGCTGTTCATCAGCGGTCCGCCGCCGGGCGCGGCTCCGATACCGGTCCCGCCGGAAGCCGCGGCACCGGGAGAGCTGGCGGGGCCACGCGGCCGAGGAGCGGGGCCTCCGCCGGTCTGCGGACGAGCCATCCCGTAGTTCGACCCGCCGTAGGCGAGATCACGCTGCGCGGACGTCTGCCGGTAGCGCTGAGAGAGCTGCTTCAGGAACTCGTCGAGCGGGCCGTACCCCACCTCGCCGAGGTAGTTGTTCTGCTGTTGCGTGATGTCCCGGTTACGCCCGACCGAGACGCCGCCCGATGCTTGGTCACCCATTTTTCGCCTCCCATTCAGCGAACGTCTCGACGCCCCGAGAGTGGTAGAACTCGTGAATCTCCGAGAGGACCGCACGACCATCGTTCCCGGCCAACGTCGCGATCATCGAGAAGACGAGGCTCGTCGACTCGCGCCACGCGTATCCGAACGCCGGATTCTTCAGCCTCAGATCCTCGCTGGCCTGCCACATCAAAGTCGCCATCTTGATGCACGGACGAAGCTCGGCCTCGAAGCGCCGGTAGAACGGGTTCAGCGGAAGGTCGATCAGCGCAGAGCCGAGAACGACGCCTGCCTGCCCCACCGGGTCCGGCTTGTCGCGGTCCACGAGATCGTCGATCGCCTGCGTCAGCCGGTGGATGTCGGCCATCAGGTCTGCCGCGTCGCGGTTGCCGAGGCACCAGCGGTCGAACGCGTCATTCTGATCGCCGACGCCACGGAACCACCACTCCTGCTCCTTCCAGAGCCCCTTCACCGAATGGATATCCGCCCGGGCGCGTCGATGGGCGTCGCGCATGGCCGCAAGGACGCCGGGACGGACATGACCGACTCGTTCTGCACGACCCCACCAGTCGAGCGCGGTTCCGCTGACCATGTGGTCGTACTGGTTCAGGCAGCACGGCTCGAACTTCTCGCAGCGATCCTTCAGGGACGCATAGACCGCAGCCCCCGTGTCGACGTGAATCATGCGACCGCTCGAGCGCCACGCCACCGGCATCCAGCCGCGGAAGTCGTAGGTGGTGCGGCTTACCTTGTCGATCTCGATGGCGAGTTTTTGGGAGTCAGGGATGAACAGAAGCGACGTGTGGAGGCGAGGTGCTGCTTCCGCAAGATACCCTCCGTTCTCGGGGATGTACCGACCGGCCATGAGCACGTCGGGCGAGTACGGCTCGAAGTGGAAACGGCCCCAGAACACACAGTCCGGGTCGACGATGACGAGCGGTCCCTGTGTCGAGCGAACCATCCTGTCGATCCACTGCCAGTGCTCGATCCGCGTTCCCATCGGGATGAACGTTGCGCCAGCAGCAGTCGCGGCCCGCTCGATCTCGTTGGTGTGGTAGTCCGACGCGTTGTCCCACACTTCCACCACCGCATCCGGGAATCCCGTCCGGATGCTGTCGAGCGTCAACGTGTTCCCCCAGAGCGTCTCGTGGGAATCGTCACGCGCGCAGGTGAGGATGGCGACCTTCATCAGATCGAGGAGTAGTCCTCGGGCGGCGCGTCACCCATCATGCCGCGTTCGTACTTCCGCTTCACCCGAAGCGCGTCCATCCCGCCGGGGTCTCCGCCCTGCATCTGTCCGCCGTCCATTGAGGCGTTCTGGACTCCCTTGGTGCGGACGTCTCCGGGCGCCATCCCGTTCCCGTTTCCGTGACCGGGCTGGTAGGAGCGAGGGCCTCGGTTTGGGCCATACATTCCGCCGGGGTTGATCCCGCCACCGTTGTAGCCCCGGCCTCCGGCGCGCGGGTCCATGATGTCGCGCCTGTCGTCGAAGGGGGTGAATCCCCCCATCGGCCGCACAGCAGGTCGCGTGGGGATTTCATTGGTGGAGGGCCGGTTCAGGATCGGATCGAGACCAGATCCGGCCGCTGAGATCCTCGGGTTGGCCGCCATCATCGGCTGCGGTGCCTGCCCTTGCGCGGCCATGAGTGGCGGCCTCGAAGGAAACATCCCGCCCTGTACCGCAGGCTTCCTCTGCGCACCCGGCCCCTGTCCCATGAAACTGTCGCCCATCGTCGTCTCCTTTGCGAATGACCCTGAAGTGGATGCGCTCGTCCCTAACTGCGAACGGGAACGCCTCAATTCGTTTTGCCCACGACCGCTGGTGCGGCATGACCGCGAACTCGATCGCAGGCGCTCCGATGCTTTCGAACTCTTCGATCCCGTACTCGGCCAGCGCGTTGATCCAAGCGAGCCGGTCCTCCGGCTGCCCGGCGGTGTGGTCAAGGGCCAGATGCGCCTCGAACTTCACGCGCCCAACGATCGCCGCGACGACTCGCCCATCCAGCTCCGCGACGATCGCCACGGGATTTGCCGGATGAGCCGGGTCGACGGCGAGCTGATCGTCACGGTACAAAGCCATGACGGCCTCGCGGTCACGTGGTTCGTAGGCGCGGAGGATCATTTCCACCGACTCCAGCCGTTCTGGGCGCCTTGGTAGCCCTGCGCGTACCCCTGCGGTCCCTGACTCATCCCCTGTGGCCCTTGAGTGTTCTGCGCGCGCTGGGCCTGCGGGGAGATGTAGCGCGGCTGCTGCTGACCCATGCCGCCGGTCGGGGCGGTCTGGTGCATCGGCGGTCGGTATCCCATCTGGGGCTGTTGTGTCTGCTGAGGCGGCTGGGCAGACGGCTGTTGGCGCTGCTGAGCGCCGCCCTGGCTCTGCGTCCCGCCGCCGTAGTCGTAGCGGACGGTGACGGTGCGCGGCTGGGCCTGAGCCTGCTGTTGCCCGTAGGCCCCGGCGTATCCCTGCGGCGCCTGCTGGAACCGTCCGCCGCCGCCGCCGCGAAGAGCCGCTGCGGACGGGTTGCCGTAGCCGCCGATCGGCTGACGGTCCTCGATCAGCGGACCGGAGCCGGTGCTCCCGCCGCTGCCTCGATCGCCACGTCCGCCGCCAGTCGGGTCGTACCCGTAGCTGCCGCCAGATCCAGTGCCGGTCGGGGCACCGTAGCCACCGCCGCGAGTTCCGCCGTCTCCGGTCGGAGCAGGGCCGCCTCGACCAGGCCGTGTCCCGCCGGTCGGGTCGTAGGTGTGCGGCCCGTCGTAGGGCACGCCGCCTCCCGGTTCTCCGTTGCCGTAGGTGCCGGGCTGGGTGATCGGGCCGCCATACGCGTCTCGCCGGTTGCCCCAATAGCCGAGGGCGAGCCGGTTGAGAAGGTTCTGGCCGCCGTCGTGGTTGACCGCGAAGGCGTTATACCCACGGTCATACCCGCTGGCGCCGCCACCCTCCGCGTCGAGGTACTGGCCGACCTGCTGCATGATGAGTTCGGGGCTCATCCCGTTCTGAAGGCCACGGGCGAGAGCGACACCGATGCGCGGATTGAAGTAGCCGCCGCTCGCGGACTGAACCTGCGCGAGAAGGCTCTCGTAAACCGCCTGCTGCTGAGGAGTGAGCATCCCCGCCGCCCGCTGGTCCGAAGACTGCTTCATTGGACCGCCGGTTTCCGGGGGCTGCTGGCCCGGAACGCGCGGATTCGGGTCGGGTCCGTTCAGGGCGTAGCGAGGATCTGTGTAGTACCCGCCGCCGAGGTATTCCGGGTCGATGATCGGCATGGCCGGTCTCCTCAGTTATAGCCGGTGACGAACCACCGGGCCGATGTCGCATCATACGCCAAGGTCGCCGAGGAAGTCCTCGCCGCAAGCACGATATCCGCGCCTGTCAGCGTCTCGATTTGGTTCGCAGCCGCAGAGCCCGCGTCGAGGTTGACGAGGGTCATCGCCTGCGCTGTGGTGTTGAGAAGGACCACGATCCGCGCCGCCGTCGACGCCGTGATTCCGCCGACCGAAAACGCGCCAGACGGGCCAGTGATTCTGACGATCCGCACGGCCTGCGTTCCAGTAACCGCAACGTCCGAGTTCAGTCCGTTCGACAGCGTTACGGCTACTGTAGCCGAAGGCTGAGAGAAGCCTAGCGTCGTGCCTGCAAGCCTCAGAACGTCGCCATCTGCCGAGGCCGCAATGTCGGCCGGATCGCCCGTGGAGTTGGCCGACCTTCCGATCACGGATGTCGCGGCAGAGTCGCGGAGCTTCGCGTTGCTGACCGCGTTGTTCGAGATCGTCGCCACGTTTGCCGAAGTCGTGACGTCGCCGGTGAGTGCCGCGCGAGAGAGGGTGACGGTCGTTCCGGCGCCGCCGTCCGTCTTTGTGATCGTCGAGTCGACGGCCAGCGCACGGGCGTTTGGCGTGTCGGACGTGACGGTCAGGACGACGAACGACTCGTCGGTCAGGTCCCCGATGACGGTATCCGTTTCGTCGATCCGGATGTTCGTGTCAGCGAGGAGCCGGTTGATCGCCCGCAGCATCGACCGCAGCGTTTCGTAGAGGGCCGGATCCTTCGCCAGTTCCACGAGCCGCGGAGGCGCGAGCGAGGAACTCACGAGTTCCCTTCGCGGCCACGGACCGAGGCATACGGGGCGGGCTTCGCGTACATCTTGAGTGCTGCGAGGTAGAAGTTCGGGTTCTCGATGCGGTAACGCACCCAGCGCTGCACCTGGTGGAAGATGACTTCCGGGTTGTTCTCCGGCGCGTTGTCGACGGTCCGGGACGGCAACGCGACTTCGGTGCCGTCAGGGAGGATCAGCGAGTGCGAGATCGTCGTCTCGGTGAACTCCCCGTCCTTTTTCTTGACGTCCACCACAACGTAGCCGAAGAGGCCCCGCAGGAGCTTGTCGCCAGAGGACACGCGGAACGGTCCGGTCTCGTAGAAGGCGTCGATGTCGGAGCACCAATCGTAGGGCTTGGACCGCACGGGGCGGCCGATCCAGCCTGAAGCCGTTGAGCCGCCAGGAACGTAGCCCTGAAAGTAGCCAGCGACCGCATCCGGGAAGCTGACGCTTCGCTGCACGAGGTCTCCGCAGACGTACATATCGTGCGTGACGAGCCCGGCAGTGTCCTCCAAGAAAATCGCCGGGGTGCCGCCGCCCGTCGGGAAATACCCCGTGACGCCAACGAGCCGGTAGACGGTCTCCGGGCCGACCGACAGCGAAACGGTCTGGGACCCTCCGGCGCCGCCGACCTGTTCGATACCGACGACGATGGTGCCGGTGAAGTTGGGCTTGATCGCGATGAAGGCCGACGCGAAGGCCGACCCGGCCGGGAGCGCAGTGGCCCCGCTACGCCGGATCTTGTAGGCCGCCGGGGCCGCCCACGTCCACCTCGTCGCGTTACTCGCCGCGAACGGGCCGACCTGCCCCGCCGTGATGACGCTGGGGCCGGTTCCGGAGACAAGCGTCCACGGCGGGAAGGCGAAATCGTTAGAGGTCGCGATGTCGTTCGCAGACGTCGACGCCCCGCCGACGACGAGCGTGCGCTGAAGCGCTCCGTCCGCGTAGCTCCCGTCGTTGAACTCGTAGAACGAGCGGCTCTGGATCTCGGCGAAGTAGATGTGCCGGTTCGTCCCCTGAACGTACCAGTAGGACCACTTCCGGCGATCCTCGTCCCACCCCTCGTGGTAGCTCAATTCGAGGTAGAGAGAGCCGAGGTCGAAATGGCCGTCGGGCACCCCCAGCAGGACCCGCTCGGCATCCGCGTCGACCGTGATCCATGCAAAGCGCTGGGCCGTGTACCAGTCGATGCGGTTCGTGACGTTCTCGATTTCGTAGCTGAGCTTCTGCGGTATGCCGCCGTCCCAGCGGTAGATCCCGATGGGGCTGAAGATGACCGCAAACCCGTCCCCGGTGTAAGTGGACCGGACGGACACGCCTCCAACGTTGTCGGAAGCACGCGTGACCGGCCAGGAGTTCGGAAAATCGGTGATCGACCCCCCTCCAGAAGGGTCGCTGACCGCGTAAAACGAATGGTCCTTGACGGCATAGAGGTTGTCGCGCAGGACGAAGCAGTCCCTTACGCTCTGTCCGTCGTCAGCCGCGATCTCGCGCAGTCCGTCCGGGTCCACAAAGGCTTCTGGCTCTCCGATGTTGGAGATGTAGAGCACGCTCCGCGTCGACGTGGTGTTCATATCGAACAACTCGACGCTCTGGAAGTCCACGACGTCGCCGTTGGAGAGCGGGGTCGAGTCGTTCATCCCGATCCGGATGCGCGTGCTCGCGTCGAACTTGTCCGTCGAGAGGATGAGCGGCGTCGTCGACTCAAGGTAGATGAAGTCGGTCCCGAAGTTCGAGAGGTTGAAGTCGCTGCTCCTACTCGTGAAGCTGGGGTTGACGAAGCCGACACGGATTACGCGCCCGGTGAAGGCCGTCGCTGACGTTCGCACCGACAGCCGGACGCCATAGGACGTACCAGTCTGAAGGCCGCTGACCACGTTCGCCTTCCACATGATCCCGGACTCGATGGTCCCGCGTGTCAGAGCTACTCCATCGCCTGTGATCCGGAAGCAGTCTCCGACCGCGCCAGCCGGATTCGCCTTCGAGCCCCCGGCCGTGATCTGCGTCCACGCGAGCGGCACCGCACCGTTGAAGCCACCGTCGAAGTCGAAGTTCATCGCAACGGCGTTGTAGGGGTCCTCGGGCAGGGACGTGTTGGCGCCCCACACCACCATGCGCCCGTTGTAGGGGATGGCCCCACGAGCCCCGCGCAGGACGACCTGATCGAACAAGTAGTCCATCGAGATAGCGGACTGGAGAGTCGTGTCTGCGTAGTTGATCGTGGCCGTCGTCGTCGAGTTGTCGGCAACGACCATCGTCGACTGCGGGATGTGGAAGAAGTTCGTCGGAATCGTGGTTGCCGAGGCGTACGCCCCGGTCATCGCGATCAGACGAGCCATCGTCCCGGGCGGCCCGATCGGCAGGTTCGTGACGTCGATCTGCTGACCGGCCGCGACCGAAACCTGAGCGAATGGGCTGGGCCGCGTCCAGTAGCCGTTGTCCGTCACGAAGATGCAGAAGAGGTAGTGGTAGCCCGCGTCCACCACGCTACCCGCTCCGGACGCTCCGAGCGTCATCGCGGCGCCCGGGCCGGAGATGGTGTAACGCCGCAGGTTCACGCCGTTGTAGGACATCGGGGGAGCCGTCGGGGCGTCCCCGTCCGAAACGCAGAACCACGCCTTCCCGTTGTAGGTCGACCCGCGCATGGCCGTCCCGGACAGGCCGCCGGTTTGGACCGAATCAAGGTAGGCGAAGTTGCCCTCGGCGAACTCCTTCTTGATGACCCCATCCATCTTGATGAGCCGCATGCGATCCGTCTGGTTCACGTAGTCGATGCAGGCGTAGAACGGGGACGCGTCGGTGCCCTGAAGCTGGATTCCGTCGCGGGAAGAGACGGCCTCTTGAGACGTGAAGCCAACGTTCGCACAGTTCGGCGACTCATCCGGGGCGAGATCCTCGATCTCGTTCCGCGTGTTGAGGCCGCCGAACCCTGGAACCGTGAGCGCTCCGAAGCCGTCCAGGCTCATCCGGGACTACCTGTTCTTTGCGACGATGCGAACCCTGATGGTGTCGTCGGTGACGGCAGCCGGGTAGGCGCCAGCGGCCAGCTCGACCGGGGGCGCCGTCGAGAGGTCGATGACCTTGAACTTGCCGGGGCTCGCCAGCGTCGGGCTCGTAGCCGGGACCCACTGGTACGTGTAGCCCGCCGCCCGTCCCTGAAACTCGACCCAGATGGGCGGCTCCGAGGACGGGAAGTTCGCGATGGCGCAGGACATGGTGTCGCCGCCCGTCGAGTAGCTCCCGCTCGCGTCGTTGATGCCGTACAGGGTGATGACCCCCGGCTGATTCGTCTGGTTCGTCGGGTCGATGGTAAGAGTCGTAGCCATTACCAAACTCCTCTGTTGAGATAGGCCCCGTACCCAAGCCGGTAGCCCGAGTTGAAGGAAGGGGCCGGACGCATCGGCCGCTGCTGCTGCATCTGCGTGTTGATCGTGATGAGTGAGTTGAGACGCTCGATGGCGGTTTGCTTGAACTCTCTGGAGAGGCCGAGATCGCTCGGCGGACGAAGGAGCGCCAAGTGGGCCGTGTAGTAGACGATGGCGTCGTAGGCGAACGGGATCAGGTCCACGCTCGTCGTCGGCATCGCATCGGCGGTCACCGTCATGATCTTCGCCCCGTCCACGAGGAACTCGGAGATTTCTGTCCCGGCTGGGATCGTGACCTGCTCGGTGACCCCAGCCTGGAAATCGTAGACACCACGATTCGCTGCGGGCGTGTAGTTCACGGGGATTGCCGTGTACCGCATCGAGAGCCAGTCGGTGTCCGAGTTCGCCTCGCGTTCCCACATCTGGTAGACGTGGACGAAGCCGGTCGGGAGGCTGAAGGACGTACTGGCGGCTGCGACGTTCGGCACTTCGACGCGCAGCCTCGTGACCGTGATGTTCCGCTTGGTCATCTCCTCGCTCGCCCACTGCTCCGCGCTTTTGATGAGCGGGACGAGGTTGACCGCCTTGACGGCACGTTCGAGCGTCGGCGGACCTCCGGCGGTAGCGCGGCTCGGCTGCTGATTCACGAGGTTCTGGACGTCCATCGTGACGTCGTGAACGGTGCCAGCCATTACTGCGTCCCGTACGTGCCGGTCGACGGGCTCCGGCGCGCCTTCTCGTTCTTGATGATCCGCTCGACCTCGGTCTTGCTCATGTCGGCGTACTGCTGGCTACCGAGGATGCGGGCGACGGCCCCGTAGATGACGGCCTCTTCGAGGTCGTAGATTTCGAGCGTGTCTGCGGGCATCGTCGGCTCGGTGAGCTGGAACTCGTAGAGGAGGCTGTACTTGCAGGGCTGGCTCGCCGTGTTGAAGACGATCTGCTGATTCCTCCAGTTCCAGAGCTGGCGAGTCGCCGTCTCTTCGCGCGGGAGGAAGTCCGGGTTGTCCGTCATCAGGATCCGCTCGCCGTTGTTCGAGAGGGAGGGCGACGAGAAGCCTTCGCCACCGTCAACCTTCATCTCCGTCTCGTTCATGCTGTAGGGGCGGATCATGTCGGTCGGGTAGCGCGCGACGGACAGCACCCACGTCTGCCCAACGGTGTAGGCGGTCGTGCTCGGGAAAGTGATGCTGATGCCGTCCGAGAGGAGCTGGGCGCCGCCGGTGATGTTCACGCCGGTCGTCGCGGAGCCGTTGTTCTTGGCCCACTCGAAGACGTCAGGAGTCCCGGACGCCGTGATGTCGATGACCCAATAGGCGTTCGTCGAGCCGCTGTACGTCCCGCTGACCGTTGGATTGCTCGGGGGGGAACCGAACGCGTCCATGATGCTCGTCGCGAACTCGTCGGTGAGTTCCGTCACGTCCCCGGCGAGGACGAACGGCTCTGTCTCCTTCTGGAAGAGGTTGACGAGTTCCTGATCTTCCCGCAGGAGGCGCGCGATGTCGTAGTAGGTCGTCTGGATCACCGAGGCGATCTGGCGCGGCTGGAGAACCTGCCGCACCACCGGAGGCGATCCCTCCTGATTGGGCTGCACGATCGGCGCCCCATTCACGAGGTCCCACACCCGGCGCTGCATCTGCGAGAGTCGCTGCTTACGAGCCATCCTGCTACCCCCGGCCCATCTGCTTGCCGACGGGCGACTGCGACTTGCTCTCGGACTGGATGATGTAGGTGAGCGCCTTGGCGCACGTTTCCTCGAACCGCTTCGTGTCGTTTTCCTGCCCGCGAGCGTTGGCCGCGTAGGCGCACGCGCAGTTCGCCACGGCATCGAGGCCGTCAGGGATTCGGATGAGATCGGTCGTTGCCGTGACCGTCGGGAGCGCCGGTTCGTACTGCATCTGGAGGGACACGTCGCCGGTCGCTCCGATGAACCAGAGCGCGTTGTCGTACCAGTCGTAGGCGCCCTGAAGGGTAGCCGTCTGAGCGACCTCGGGCAGGAAGCCGTTCGCCTGGATCAGGTCGTCGGTGTCGCCAACTTCGCGGAGGGCGATCGGACGGAGGAAGTCGGAGGGCAGTGCCACTCCGGTCCAACTGTTGTTGAGCGTGTGGCCGGTCGTAGCGGCGAACGTGATGGTCACACCCAGAGAGCCAAGCGCCTGTGAGCTTCCGGTGATAGCGACCCCCGTCGCCCCCGTCGTTCCGTTGTAGGTCCACGAGAACGTGTCAGGAGTGCCCTGCGCGTCGATCGTGACGATGTAGGTCCCGACCGGCGCTCCGGAGTAGTTCCCGCCGAACGTCATGTCGTCGAGGCCAGCGCCAGTGAAGAACGTGGCCCTGATCGTCGCGACCCAAGCGGAGGTCACGCCTTCCGGCAGCACCCACGTCGCGGTCTGCTTCCGGAAGAGGGTGACCCCGGCCGTGCGAAGCTCGCGCGCAACGTACCGATACGCCGACTGGATGTACTCCAAGTTGTACGCGTCCGTGTAGAGGTCGCCCGTCGAGGGGTTCGTGTCCCCAAGCAGCTTCCTCATCAGGGTATCCACGTCGGCGACGGTCGCTACTGCCACGTCCTACTTCTTGGCCGCCACCTGACGGGGTGCGCCCGCGTAGTCCTGAAGCTGCTTGTCCCACGAGCACTGCGGGCAGACCGGGAAGTTCGCCCGCTTGCGCGAACCGCACCGCTCGCACTCTTCGAGAGAGTGAGCCGCGACGGCCTGAGCCCACTCGGGCAGGATCGAGATGTGCCCGAGCTTGTGGAGGTGGGCCGCAGCGTGACGCCCCATGTCGGAGATGTGGAGCGGGTTGTGCTTGGACTGCTCCCACGTCTGAGCGGCGCGCTGGTAGACCGCCGTGAAGTAGGCCGTCAGCTTCGCGTTCGCAGCCTCCAGCTCAGCCTTCGTCGGAGGCGCATCGCCTTCGGTGAGGAAGAGTCCGGCGATCCCCTCGCGCGCCACGAGATCCTGAGCCGTCTCGTCGGCCGTGATGGCGTTGATGTTCGTCGGGACGATCTTGACGCCGCCCTCGTCCGAAGCCGAGTAGTGCTCGCAGTAGATCCGCCCGAAGACCTTCGTGGCGGAGTAGCCGTCGGGAGGAGCCGGGACGGACTTCTTGACCGTGGAGGTCTCGCCGAAGTGGACGGGACACGGGTTCACGGACCAGATGGTCCGAGACTGCTCGCGGATCTGCTTGCGCAGGCTCTCCGGGGCGATTGCCTCGAAGTCCCGAACGACGTCATCGTGCAATACTGTCAGCATAGATTCCTTCCTTGGGGTTTTTCATGTGGCTCAGCTCGCCATAGCCGACCTTTGCGTGGCCGTGCAGGGCGTGGGTGATGAAGTCCTTCTGCATCAACCGCCGGAGAGCGAGCGCTTCCTCCTCCGGCTTCTTCTCCGCCTCTTCGAGGCGGCGCATGATTTCTTCTTTGTTGGCTTCGAGCGTCGCCTTGTGGCACTCGATGATCTGGGTGCAGTGCCACATGGTCGGACGGATGAAGCTGCTGTCCTCCCCGCACGTTCCGCACACGGGAGGATGCTGGTCCGGGATGGGCGGCCCTTCGATGAACTGGCCCATGCCGACTTCCAGCCACTCGTGCTGGCGCCGGGCCTCGTTCTTCGGTCCCCAATCCCACTTGCTCCGAGGCAGCCCGCACTCACAGATGTAGGCGTGCTGGAAAATCTCGATCTGCTCGTAGTCGCCGCGATGGGGGAACTCGCCGAGGGTGTAGCAGGGGATTCCGTTGATGACCTCGCGGGTCATGAACTCCCACTCTTCCTTGCACCCGTAGAACTCGGGAGGCATCCACGCCTCCATGTGGAACCGATTGGACTGCCGCGGGTACTTGAGGACGCGACGGGGCTCGATCTGACCGTCGGCCCATTTCGTGAAGCGCAGAGCAGTCCTGTTCCCCCCCCAGACGATCCGGTACTTGGGCTCGCCCCTCGGGTTGAGGCCACCGTAACGGGTGATCTCTTCCGAAAGACGGCGGAACTCGGACTCGCCGAAGATCGCTGCGGGCGGGAACAGGATGCTCATTCGGCCTTACCCGTTGGTGAGGCCGACGTAGACGCGGGCCGAGGTGACCTGAATGGTGTTCGACGCGGACGAAGCGCTCCACGTCGCATTGAGCTTGATGACCTGGGAAAGAGAGAGATCGACGTTGGCCGCAGCCGTCGACACGAGGCCGAACCCGCCAGCGGGGGCGGCCGTGTCGTAGTTGAAGCGGCCCTGACCGCGGAGCGTTCCGGTGGCGCCGGTAGCCACGACGGAGAAGACCGCAGTGAGGTTCCACGCGCGGGTGCCCGTGATGGTCGCGAGAGCGACCGCCGAGGACGTAGCGAGCGTGACAGTGGCCGGAGACGCAGCGGTGTCGGTGAGGGCGACCGCGAGCGTCAGGTTGGGCGTTCCGGTGTTCCCGATGGTCCCCTCGGCCTCCAGACGGAAGTAGCAGCCGAGGGTGTTGAGGAGCCCAGCGGGGAGGCTGAGCCCGTAGCCGACACCGGTCGTCCCGCCGCCGAAGCACGTGTTGGCCTGCGTGGGGAGGATGTTGGTCTCGGTCGTGCTGCTCGCAAGGGCCGTACCGACCGCCTTCGAGGCGCCCCAGAGGGCTTCGAGGTAGATCGGGTCGAATCCGCTGTTCGAGAAGTCGTTGCCGTTGATGGTGACTGCGCTCATTGTGGCTTCTCCTTACGTCCCGCTTCAGTAGCCGGTGGGCTCGGCGAGGCCGTAGATGTAGGCGCCCGCGCGGGGGTCGTACACGCAGACCTGCTCGGCCGCGCCGATGTAGGTGATCTGCTTGCCGCCGAATCCGCCGCTGGCACCGTAGATCGGAAGCCACGTCCGGCCGTCGTCCGCGATGTTCATGGGACCGACGTCCTTGTACTGGATCCGATACCAGTTGGACTTCTTGAGGAGGTCGACGCGGGTGCGGGACGCGTGGTTGGAGGCGTGGACCTGGAAGCCGCAGCACCACGCGAGCGACTTGACCTGCTTGCCGGGGTCGATGACTTCGGCCGCAGTGCCCGAGCCCCAAGGCACGTACATCTGCTGGTTCAGCTCGGAGGCGAGGAGGGTCCGCTGCCGGGAGTGCATGTGGAGCACCCAATCCGAGGAGCCGTTGACCGTGATGTCGCCCTTCACGTCGTCGAGGAGGGTCTGGAGCTTCTGCACCTGAGCGACCGTCAGCGTGGCGCCAGCGGCGTTCAGGCTGGGGGTGCGGATGTACGGGTAGGTGACGCGCGAGAGCGTCTCCCACGTTCCGGTGGCCGCGTTGTTCTGGTGGTACGCGATGCCGGTGAGCGTGGTCGTGGTCGCCGTGCCGTAGCCCTCGACACAGAGGACGTCGCCGACGACGGTTCCGGCCGGGACGTTCGAGACGGTGATGGTGTTGTTGATGTCGTCGATCGCCGTGACGCGGAGGGTGCCGCGGATGACGGTCTGGCCCGAGTCCATGACGACGAAGATGTCGTTCACGCGCATGCGCTGCGTGTAGAAGGGCGAGTCGAGGGTGAACGTCGTGCCCGAGATGCCTCCGGTCGCGATCGTGCCCATCACGCCGTTGCCGCTGCCCTGGATGTCGCGGTCGGTCATGGTGCGGAACTCGATCGTGGAGTTCTGGATCTGACGGGTGAAGACGTCGATCACGGTCTGCGTGGGCGACTTCGTGAGCATCTGGATCGTGGCCGAGATTTCGGTCGCGACGAGGCGCTCGACGGGGACCACGCGGGCGACCTGCGGGATCTGGGCAGAACCGCGTCCGTAGTCGCCCTGAAAGTCCGCGTACCGGTAGTTGCCGCCCGGCTCCATCCAGACGGGCTGCCGGAACTCGCGGATCGTGGTGAGGAACTTCTTCCCGCCTTCCATGAGCTTCATCGTGGTCTCGCCCGACTCGTACATGATCGGGACTTCGGTCGACACGACTTCGAGGAGGACGGGGGTGATCTGACTTGCGGTAAGAGCCGACATAGCTCTATCTCCTACGGGTTGACCCCACCGAGCTTGCCCAGCGCGCCCATGACGAGCTTGCTGAGGTAGTTCGGATCGTTGCGGTTGACGGCTGGGGGCTGAGGCTTGATGGGGTTTGCAGCAGCCGCGATGGGTTCCCGCTGGGGCGCAACGACGGGAGCGGGGGCCTTCGGAGCGGTCCGAAGATGGCCGTACCGTTTCGCTTCGTTGTTCAGGTGCAGCCTGAAGATACGGTCGGCCTTGGGCGCGACCTCCTTCAGGATGAGATCCTGTGCCTGCTGGGTGTTGCCGTACGCCCTGCGGTGACGGTCCCATGCTTCGAGCGCCACCTTGTCGGAGGCGAGCTGGCCCATTGTCTTCCTCAGCGCCAAGTCTGTGATGTCCTGCGCGAGCACCGCATCCATACCGGCAAGCTCTTCGCTCGCTACGGCTTTGGCGCCAGCGGTGATTGTTTCGACGGCGCGGTCACGAGTGTGTGCGTTGAAGGCCTGATCCTGCTCCCAGGCGGCCCGCTGCTGCCGTTCGGTCAGTTCCCTCTCCCGGGCCGCGAGTTCCTGCTCCCTCTTGGCGAGGACAGGATCGGGCGACGCGGGCTGCCGGAACTTCTTCTCCAAGAAAATCTTCGCGGCTTCGGCAAGGTCCGGATCGGTTCCGGCCGCTTCGGTCGCGAGGAAGTTCCTGGTCGAAGTCTTCCACCACTCAAACGCCTCATTGTTGTCGGCGTTCAGGATGTTGGACTGGAGGGTCTGGACCATGTTCCGGAAAGCTACGGGGTCGGTCTGGTGCAGTCCGTTGAGGAAGGTCCCTGGATCCCCGGTGTAGTCCTGAAGAAGCTGGTGGTGCGAGTTGGCGAGCGCGACCGCCCGCTGTGCGTCCTCTTTCGTCGGGAGAAGCTGCCGAAGCTCGACGGCCTCTTCCTTCGTCCACCCCAAGTCACGGATCTCTCGGATGTCCTCGGGCGAGTACCCGAGCGCCTTGAGCTGCTGATCGCGCCGGAAGGATGCCGCCGCGACGTTCTTGGCCTCCTGCGAGAGGTTGCTCTTGCCGAGATCGGCGAAGAACTTCTCCTCGGGGTTGACCTCGACGACCGGAGCGGCTGCCTGCTCGACGGCAGGGGTTTCCGCAACCGGGGTCTCCTCGACAGGGGGGTCCGTGGGGGTGACCGTGGACTGGACGGCTTGAGGGGTCGCGTCCTGCTCGGCCTGCAACGCACTCAGGCGGGCCGAGATCGCAGCAGCCAATGAGCCCCCTTCGGGAGCCGGGCCGCCGGTGGTGATGACGCCTTCTTCCAAGTTCTACTCCGTTTTCCCGGCGCCTTTATTGCGTGTGTTGGTGCGGGTACACGAACCCGTCAGCGCCGTTTTGGTATCCCGGGTCATTATCAGACCCGCGGGTCAGGTTTGCTACCAGATTTTTGCGGGTCCCTGCCTCGCAGCGAGGCAAGCGTGGATGTCTCCGGACGTGTAGGTGTCGATTCGGACGCGCACGAAGTCGACCATCGGGACGATGATCCACTCGCCGGTCGTACCGGGGTTCGTGACGGTCGCGGTCGCGGTCGCGTCAAGCCAAGGGCATCCGGACGCGCACATTGAGACCTCCACCTTCACGGTCGCAGTCGAACCGGCAACGCTGAAGATGTGGATGTTCAGGTCCCCCGCGTTCGAGGTCGGGTACGCCTTCGTGGTGTCCTCGTCGGCGTCGAGGAGGGTCGCTCCCGTGGTGTCGGTGCCACCGCACTTGATCGACCCGATCGGGACGTTCGAAGTCGACAGGATCATCGCCGTCCCGTCCGCGAGCGCAGGAATCGGGAGGATCAGCAGGATCGCGAGGATGAGCTTTTTCATGGATCAGACTCCCATATCGCCCCCGGCCCCTTCCGAGGCGGGCGGCGGTCCTTGTGCTTCGAGGCCCGGGGGCGGAGGCGCCCCGGGGCCTTCAGGCGGCGGAGTGGGCATGCCGGGTCCAGCGGGCGGTCCCGGCGGCGGCATCGGGGGGTTCAGGATGGCTTCGTGCGCCTGGAAGTGGAGCATGGCGTTCTGGAAGCCCATCGGGTTGTTCAGCTCGTGCCACTCCGCCTCCTCGGACTCGATCCATTCGCGGCCCGTCATGATGTGGGCCATCTGGTCTTCGAGGAGGTTCACCGGGACGGAGGGCTCAAGGATGGGCTGGCCGGTCATCGGATCGAAGGCCGGACCGCCAGTCATGGGGTCGATCGCCGGGATGGGCTGCTCGGCCAAGAGGCGCTGAAGCTCGCGCATCTGCTTGGCCCGCGCCTTCTCGCCCGGGAAGGTGATGTCGAAGCCGAGAAGCGGCTTGATCTTGTCGTAGTTCTCGGGGCTCAGGATGCCGAGCGCCGGGTTCGCCAGATTCATCATCACCATCTCGCGCTGCTCGGACGGCGAGAGGGGGAACTGCTCGTCAGATTCGCAGTACGCCTTGGCGTTGCCCTGAAGATCCTCGATCTTGATGATCTCGGACTTCGAGGTTCCGGCCGTCCCGATGGTGGGCAGCACGACGTCCACGTCCCGCGACTCGGCGAAGTTCTCGACGGCGAGTTCGGCGATCCGGACGTAGAACGCGCAGAGGGCCTGCCATGCCGGACCCAGCCGTCCGAGAGCCTGATCCAGCAGGAGTTTCTGGCCGGAAGCCGTCCGCTGATTCGTGGTCGCACCCTGCATCACGGCCTGCGTCCCGATGAGGCTCGCCGGAAGGTCGAACATCATCTGGTTCATGAGCTGGTAGGCGCTCGGGTGCAGCGTCGCGGGTTCCGTCTCGAAGAAGCTGTGGTTGAGATTCCCGTCCTTGTTGTTGACCGGACGGATCGCTCCGGCGAGGACGGGCGTCTTCTGAATGTCCTCGCGGCTCAGAACCTCGTTGTCGCAGAACGTGATGGGGACGGCGCGACGGGCGCAGTCGATCGCCGTGTTGAACACGTCGGACACCGCATCCTGGATGTCGAGGATGGGGCCGCCCATCGACTCGCGGATCTGCCCGTCGCCGGGGAAGCAGTGCGAGAGGGCGAGGTGCTTGTCCATCGACTCGTTCCGCGGAGGGGCCACGAGGACGGATCCGGCCATCTCGAAGTACATGCCGTCCGGGTACGCGGCGAAAAGTTCGTCGCGCTGCCCTGGCTCCATGATCCAGAACGCAGCCGGGCGAACCCACGTGCGCGAGAAAGTGATGAGGTTGCCGCCCGGATCGACGCCGTAAGAAGCCTGCGTCTGCTGCATGCCGCCCGGCGTCGTGTTGAGGTTGATTCTGGCGTACCGCTCCGTGGTGTCGGTGTTGGACACCGGGTCCGGACCGGCGACGATCTTGTCGGCTTTGTCCGGGTAGAGCGCCTTGATCGCCCAGACGTTGACCTCCTCGACGATCTGCGCGTAGATGCAGTCCTCGATGGAGGAGGCGGTCGCCGGGACGCGGTAGTTCATCTTGCCGTAGATGCTGATGACCTCGGCCGCGTTCGGGATGCGCTCGGTCTGGCCGGTCGGGACTTCTTTTTCGACGACCTGCTCGGGCGTGATGCCGTTCGGGTCCGGAGGCGCCTGACACTGAGGGCACCCCATCTCCATCACTTCGGCCGGATCGGCTGCGGCCCCGCACTCCGGGCACGCGTAGCCCTCCGGGAGAACCTGCGGGACCCGCTCCATGATCGGCTTGTTGGTGTAGCCGAACCGCGCCGGGTCTTCCTTGTAGCGCACGTAGCCAAGGACCGCTCCCCCCGTGTAGTAGTTGGACGCGATCTTCCGCTGGATCTCGGAGTTCTTGTTGTTGCGCCAGAAGAGTTCGACGATGTTGTTTTTGGCCTTCGCCGTGCGGACATCCTTAGGGTCGTCCGAGTTGACGGCCTTGAACCGGGCGATCGGCATGGACCCGCAGAGCGCGCCCTGGAGTACCTTGCCCTGACTCTGGAAGAGCGGGATGTTGTACGGGTTCGGCTGGTCCTGATCTTGGGTGGGGCCGTCGAGTCCGCCGAAGCCTTGACCGATGACGTTGTTCGCGACCTCGCGCCACGGAGCCCCACCGCCGCCCCTGATGTAGAGGTTCTGCTTGTCGTACTCCAGCGCACGGATGATCTTGGCGACGTCGGCACGCCGCGACCACTCCTCGTTGACCTGAAGGGCCTGGATCAGCCGGAGAACGGTCTGCTGCGGATCAACCGGCACGGCGGAATGCCCTCCGAACTTCCTTCTTTATGGCGTGCATCTCGGACGACATCGCCGGGGCGTTCCCCGCGTTTCGCCGAAGCGTCTCGTTGATGGCGCGGAGGGTCATGGCGACGTGCCACAGGGCCGCTACGCCAGCAACCGACGCGATGTAGATGCAAACCTCGAACGGCGTCACGACTTCTGGATCTCCTGTTCCAGAAGGGCAACGCGGTTCAGCCAGCCCTTCAGGAAGACCTTCTGGGTGCGGTCGTTGTTGACGATGTTCTGCATCATCTGGCGCCGACGTGCGGTCAGGGCGATGGCCTGCTGCTTCGGGTTGAGCATGGTGCCGCCGCCAGACTGCACGAGCTGAAGGTTCTTCTTGGCTCGCGCCGGGCCGGAGTGGACCGCGAAGTCCATGATGGCGAGGCTGAGAGGCCACTGCTCCATCGACGCCCCGGACGGCTCCCAATACCGCCTCCGGTAGATGTCGGCGATCTCCTCGTCGGTCGCTTCCCATACGTCAGCTTCGACATACGGGACGCCCTGCGCCTTGGCCTTCGCCATCTTGTAGGCGTCGTACGTGAACTGCGTGATGCCCTTGTTGGTGCGTCCGCCTTTGTCCGCAGGGTGGTCGGACTTGCCGCCCTCGCGCGCGAGGACGAAGGCGAGGGCCTTCTCAAACTCCGCGCCCATCACGGCTCCCTTCGGAGCATGTTGGGGAACGTGTCTTCGATGTCAGGCTCAGGGTCGAGTCGAGTCCAGAGCGCGACCCATCCGCTGATCTTGTCGCCGTCGTAGAGCGGCTTGGCCTGCGCACGGACGCGCATGCCGGACGCGACGTAGAAGGTGTGGGAGAAGGTCTCGCCGGACTCGACGCAGCGATACCACTCTGCCCTCACGACGTCGCGATCCTGATGGTGGACAGAGGCCAGCCAGCCGGTCCCTCGCGCGCCCTCGATGCCGATTCCCGTGATCCTGACCCAGCCCTGCGAGACGTGCGTGACCTCTCCATCCGAGTCGGCCTCGTACAAAGCCTCCCCGTGGAGGTCCCGCTCTGCACGGTACAGCGTCATCAGACGGCCGAGCTTGGAGTCGACTTTCTTGCACAGGTCATGGACGGCCTTGATGTCCGTACCGTACGCTTTCCACGTAAGCGTGAATTGCTCGACGGCTGCCCGGCATGCCGAAACGAAGCGGTAGATCCCGTAGCCGAGCGAGCCGATGGCAGTGAGGTAACCGGCCATTTTTGCGGCCTCCTTCACTACCTCATGTGTGGTCAGGTCGAACACTTTATGCGCCCTCCCCGCCCTTTTCGGGTCGCGGGATCGAGGCAGACGATCCGGGCGGCCTGCCTGTCCGCAGGCGCCAGAAGTTCAGCGTCAGGGGATCCGACGCGTTGAGAAGCACCGCCGCCCAGATGGGCCGATGGGACTCATCCGTCCACGTCTTCCGGATCGTGTTTTGCACCCAGCTCGCGAAGAGGACCACTCCGATGCCGTTGGTGACGAGCCTTGGGTGCGAGCCGATCAGGTTCGTGACGAAAGTATGGGCCACGCTCCGCGTCTCATCGTCGAGGTTCAGGTAGCCGAGCACGAACGTAGTCGCAATCCCACCTACGCCAATGCTCTTCTTGGCCTTGATCTCCTTCGGCGGATCGACGACCTGAATCGGCTCGTCCGGGTCCATTGGATCAGTCCTTGCCCTCGGCGACGACCTTCTTGCCGAACTTGTAGATGGCGGGCAGCTCGGTGAGGACGAACTGGAGGATCGCCTCGTCCTTCTCGACGCCCGGTTCGTCGACGGTCGCCTCCCAGCGCTTGATGAGTCCGACGACGAGTTCGATGCCCTCGGATCCGAGTTCGATGCCTTCCTTGAGATCGAAAGCCATATGGCTAACCTTTCCCCGGTTCGTTGACCGGCGTGAGATTGGCGATGAGCGCCTTGACCGCCGCGACCTCTTTCGGGTCGATCTCGGACAGTCCTTTGGCGCGGAGTACCTTGTTCAGCTCGACGATGCCGCTCGGGAGTTCGAGAAGCTGACCGATGAGCTTGAGTGCGTCCACCTTCAGTGCCTCCCGAGTCCCTTGCATGCCTTCTTGGCCGCCTTCATCTGGAGGGGCAGCTTCCCGCCCCGGGCGTAGGCCGCTGCGGCTTCTTTCAGGGCTTTGTCGGCGTCAGCGAGCGCCTTGTACTGCGGCACACACCACTCGGGCCAAGGCGTGACTTTGCACGCTTCGTTGTAGCGGGCAGCGTAGAACTCGCGCTCGTTCACGAGGGTCGCGATCTTCACGCTCGTCGGCGCACCGCAGCCCGGGAGAAGAAAGCTGACGAGGAGGAGCCCGATTGCCCGGACTCGCCGCGGGAAATTCCGCGCCGCATCCCACGAACTCCACCTCGTCAGCAGATCCATCAGCGGTAGCCTTTGCCCTTCAGGACGATGGAGCGGTTGGCGGTCATGTTGCAGTTCTGGAGCTGCCTAACAGCATCGGTTCGGTCCGCCGAGGGCGGGCACACCTCGTCGATGACGAGCGCAAGCGCCTTGGCGGCCTCCCGAACTCGCTTCATCGACTCGACCTGCTCGGGTGTCGGCGCGTGGTACTCGAAGATGTCGGAAATGTCTTTCTTCCGCTCCGGCGGGATGCCGTAGCTTTCGACCGTCGGCCCGCACGGGCAATCCACGGAGAGATCGTGTTCGCCTCTCACTGCTTACCCTTCGCGACTTTCTTGCCGTGCCCGGCAGGCGGGAGCGGCTCGACGAACTCGGGAATGCCGGACGGGACGCCGCCGGACTCACGCACGGCCTTCTCGCGGTCGAGCACCTGCTGCCCCGTGAGGCCCGCGTAGACGTCCGCGTAGTGCGGGCCGCCGACCATGAGCGAGCCGGTGTTCGGCAGCGTGTCGAGGCTGTACGCGAAGACGAAGAGGACCGTCACGGGGTCGCTCTTCTCGTACCCCTTCGGCCGGTTCGTCACGGCAGCGATCGACGCCTCGACGAGCGCCGGATCGAGCGTGTTGCCGTAGTAGCCGACCCCGAGCGTGATGAGCCGGTCGTAGGCCGCCTCCGCATCGTAGGTGGGCTTGAGATCGTGCGAAACGGTCCCGGTCGTCCCGTCGATGTCCTGTGGGTACATGAGCCCGTACCAGATGTCGGACCCGTCGTAGTGCGTGTCCGCGAACTTGCCGTCGAGATTGGCCTGCTTGAAGGCCGCGACGATCTTCTCCCCGGACGTGCCGCGCACGAGCGCCGATCCGAGCCGCCCGTTCTTGGTGTTCGTCGGTCCGAGGCAGTCCCACACGGACTCGGTAGTGGAGCGCCCGATCGAAGGCGTCGCGGAAAGCGCCGAGACGACGGCGCTGAAGGGCTGCTCGAAGCCGGGGGGCGGCCCGACGATGGGCTTGTCGCCGATGGGCTGGTCGGCCTGCTCCGGAGCCGCTCCGCTGACTCGCAGCGCCTCCTCGTCGGTGCCGGGCGGGTGGATGACGATGCGCGTCGGGTTCGGGATCCAGCTCGTCCGGGGCTTCCACCACAACGGGGTGGGAACCGGGTTGGTTCGGTTCTTGAAGATCGGGGTGGGGGCTTCTTTGGTATCGGTCACGAGAGACTCACCTTCTGGGCAGTTGCCCGTCTTTCTACTTGCAGAGCTGACAGCCTTCCGGCTGTTCGGGTCGTTCGGGTTGGCTCCGGGATCCACGGGGGGCTTGGTGTCGCTCATCGTTTTGAGCCTCTCTCCGCTTTCGCGGTTCTGTGTCTGGGTTAGGGGCAGAGGTCGCAGCCCGCGGGCTGCCCGTCAGCAAGGCACCTCACGTCCTTTTGCGCTCTGGAATACCCAGCCCAGCGGCTCGTGCAGAGCGCGTCGGCCTGCTTCTGTCGCGCCCGCGCCGTAGCCTCCATGTCGTCGTTGAGTTTCTGGACCAGTTCCGTGACCGAGCGGTAGATGCGGACGTTGCTCGACGCCGTGGCGCCGGTCCCGCACGGGTGAGAGGTGCCCTCGGTGCGCGAGCAGTATTTGTTCCTCGCAAGAGCCTGAGCCCCCGCGCCGGCCGCGAGGCACGTCGCGAGGTCCGGATCACCCGCCACGAACAGCGCGTTGCACGTCGTCGCGTTCACGTCAGCGACTTCGCGCGTGAGGACCGCGGACTGCCCAGCGGTGAAGGCGACCGTGATGTTGACCTGCGCCGCGGCCTCCGCCGTGGCGAAGAGGAGAGCGAGAGCGAGGAGGATTCGTCGCATCGTGTGGCTCCTACGGAAACGAGATGGTTGCGGTGAGAGGGAGGCGCGCGCGGCCGATCGCGGCGAGCGTCGTCTGCGTGAGTGAAGAGGTAGCGTCGATCTTGAGGTCCATGTTTCCGCTACCGGCGTCAACGACAGTCACTGTCGCCGTGAGCGTCCCGGAGCTGCACGCGCACGTCGATTGCCGCTCGGCGATCGTGCCGATGCTGATGGTGCCTGCCTTGTTGGAGCCGCTGATCCACACCTCGCCCATGAGGCTCTGGTAGTCGGTCCCGTCGTTCGCGTGAACCATGTAGTCGAAGGACGCGCCGCGCGACGAGCCGGAGGGAATCGCGACGCGGATGAACGACGTTGCGACGCCTTCGGTGAGGGCCTTCGACGTTCCGCCCTGGATCGAACGCGACAGGTAGAGGTGGTTGAACAGCGTCGCCGCGGAGCCGAGCGGAACCGAGTCGCTCGTCGTTCCCGCAATAGAGCCAGACGCGGAAAACACTCCGACGACAGAGGCGCCCGACGTAGACACGGTGAGGTAATCCGAGCCAGCAATCGCGAATCGGATCTGCCGAGCGACACCCGTTCCGGCTGCTTCCGTTCCGATGCGCGTGACGGTCGTCGAGAGGTTGCGACCGAAATACGCTCGTTCGTAGTTCGACGCGTCGGTGTACGTGTTGTACGTCCGGAACTCTTGGCCGTTGGTGCCGTTCCTCATCTCCAGTGTGTTGGGGTCGACACGGAGCAGAGAAAGCGATCCGAACGCCGTCGATGAGGACGCGTAGGGGACCGCGTTCGTCGTGACGCCGTGGGCTGCCGGTGCTGCCCCGAGGTTCGTCAGAGCCGTGGCCGCGTCGGTTGCCCCGGTGCCGCCCTGCGCGACGGGAACGGTGCCGAGCCCGAGCGTGAAGGAACAGGCGCCCGTGGTGCATGTGGCCGAGCCGGTGAGCGGTGAGGAGGTCGTGATCGCGACGCTCTCCACGTCGCCCGAGCCGCCGCCGCCCGAACCGTTCAGCTTCACCGTGGCGGACGGGAGCTTGGTCGTGACCTGCTGGGCCGTGGCGTACAGGCCGCAGAGGGCTACGGTAAGGACGACCCCCGAGAGGAACTTCATCACGGCCGGAACCCTCCGGAGAGGGATTCTGAAGCAAATGGTGGGGGCGGGTCAAGTCTAGATCCGCGGGTCAACCGGAGACCCGCCTTGGCCGACAATTATTGTCACCACGGGAATTCTTTGTTAGAGTGCGCCCATGATAACGGTGCAGCAGGGCAAGAAGCACACCGCAGCCAGGGAAGCCAGGGACCGGGAAATCTCCGAGGCCCGGTCCGGAAGTGGCCTCACTTTCCAAGCAATCGCCGACAAATACGGCCTCACCAAGCAACGGGTCATCCAGATCGCAAAAAAGATGGGGACCGGCCCGCCTCCACCGAAGCCCCCAGATCACTACCGAGCCAACGAATTCAGCGCCCTCTACAAGTCCGGGAAGAGCGTTGCTGAGATCAGCGCCGAGTCGGGCATGAGTATGCGCTCCGTCTACCGGAGGCTAAATCGGGCCAAGAGCATCAAGCAGCTCGCGCCGCTATGGGATCGGCTGGCAGCGAGGATCAGCATCGCCTCGGGGGCCAGCGGATGCTGGATGTGGACCGGAACGCGCACGAAGCAGGGCTACGGGAATCTCTGCTCAAGCGTAAAGCGGACGAACATCGCCCACCGGCTCGTCTACGAGGCGCTCGTTGGCCCAATCCCGGAGGGACTCCATTTGGATCATTTGTGCCGAGAGCCGGGCTGCGTAAACCCACAACACCTAGAACCAGTTACTCTCGCCGAGAACATCAGGCGCGGCGTGCGCCCAACATACAAATACTGCAAGAGAGGGCACGAGCGGACGTCTACAAACCTCCATCCGATCACGAGAAGCGGGCGGGTGGTGGCAAAGGTTTGCCTGATTTGCCGCGACATGGCCGCAGACCGCAGGGACGCCCTCCGGAAAGTGAGATTGACCGCCGCAAAAACGTGGTGGTCAAACAACTAAGATGGTAGTTGGCTCCCTCGCCGAGGACTTCCTCAGGGCAACCCAGAAATCATCGGTGATGGCAGCCAGCGGTCTAACTCCCGATCCCTGGCAAGAACTGCTGATCTCGTCCAACGAGCCGTTTTTGGTTACGTGCGCTCGACAAGTCGGGAAATCAACCGCCGCCGCCGCACTGGCCGCACACAAATTCCTGTACTCGCCCGGCAGCCTAGTGCTCATTGTCGCACCACGCGAGGACCAATCCGCCGAACTTCTCAAAAAAGTGCGCAACTTTTTGCTTAGGATGCCAGGTCAAGGGCGACTCGAGGGCAACGCAAAGACATCTCTCGAGGGGCCAACGGGATCGCGCGTTTTGGCGTTGCCAGGAACCGACGGATCTACGCGAGGATACTCGCCCGACCTGCTACTACTTGACGAGGCCGCGTACATGGCCGACTCTACTATAGAGGCGGTTCTCCCGTCCGTCGCAGTAACCGGCGGTCGGGTCGTGATGATCTCCACTCCAGCCGGACGCGTCGGCAAGTTCTACAAGCTCTGGGCCGACTCGCTAGAGATGGAGCGCCGCGGCGAGACGCCGGATTACCAACGCATCCACGCCTCGTACGAGAAATGTTCGCGCTACACGCCAGGGTTTATAGAATCAGAGCGCCGATCGCTTGGCCCGTACGCCTTTGCGCAAGAATACCTTGCCGAGTTCACAGCTTCTGACCAAAGTGTATTCAACCCGTACAGCATTGAGAAGTGTTTCGACCTCGACGAGCCGCCTGCCGTCAGAATCGAAGGCGGTATCCTGATTTGAGCGAGAAGCCGAAGGCGCCAGCCACCTACGACTTCGTGATCGGCGTCGATATCGGCCTCTCGTTCGACTACACGGCGGTCGTTTGCCTGCGCCGGACCATCGTCGGGAACGAGGCGATCATCTACGACACGGTTCTGGCCCAGAAAAAGCGGCGCATCACGATTCCGGAACTCATCAAGCGGATCACGGAACTCGTTTCGAAGCCGCCGCTCGCGTACCACACGACCCTCGTCGTCGAGCGGAACAACGTCGGCCCGGGCGTCATCGACCCGCTGCGGGACAAGCTCTCCGCTTCGTCCAGCCCGGCTCGCCTGATCTCCGGCTTCGTGACGATGGGCGACGTCGAGACCTCGGAGGGCTGGCAGAAGAACGTCCCGAAGCGGGACCTGATCGCGGCCATCACGGTCGTGCTCGATGACGGGCGGCTCCGGACGCCAAAGAACATCCCGGGCTCGCCCGGTGCTGACCAGCTCCAAACGGAGCTGCGCCAGTTCACCATGAAGAAGCAGGAAGCCGGGAAGGTGCGTTACGGCTCCGAGAACGCCGCGATCCACGACGACTTCGTGATGGCGCTGGGCTGGGCGCTCTGGTACGGTGAGAACCATCGGCGCCCGTACGCTCCGATCCTGACGATCGACCAGCAGCTCGAAATGGCCGTGACGTCAGAGGACCCGAACGTCGCGCACCTCCAGTACCTCCACGCCATGCGGAAGCTGAACCGCTCCGATGCACCTCAGATGGTTCACGGCCGGTTCACCCCGCAGAGAGGACCCCGATGAGCGAGTACGAGGAAGACGACACCTTCGCCGTTCCCGAGAACATCCCGTCCCCGACCCTTGAGTCGCTGGAGATGGAGCTTCGGTCGATGATGGCCGTCGCGGCTCGGATCGTTCGGGACTCGCTGGCCGGTGGCGATGCGTGCCAGACCTGCGGGCGACCGCCCCAGCCTGCCGATCGCGTCTCAGCCCTGAAGGGGCTTCAGCGCCTAGAAAGTCTCGTCCTGGACATCGGAAAGATGCGAGGGATCATCCGTACCAACGTGACGGTGACCCACAACCTCGCGGATTCGCCCGAGTGGGCGACGGTCAGGACGGCGATCTATCGGGCGCTGGAACGGCATCCGGAAGCGCTTGCAGATGTGCGGCGGGCTCTTCAGGATCAGGCGCCGTCTGCTGCGAATCCGAGTCCGGCGACACGTCGTGACCAGCGGGTGATGCTGCTCCAGCCTGCCCGGTCGGCGTAACGACACCCTCTCGCACGAGGATCTTCCGGATCGAGCTGACCGGCCCGACCTTCGTGTAGCCGCTCTGCCGCAGGGCCTCGCGGATCGCTTGGTAGCTGGCCCCCTGCTTTCGCAGCCGGACCATGAGCTGAACGGCCGGGTAGTCCGCATCTGGCGCACCGCTCCGGTCGTAGCCGAACGCCTTGTTCCCTCTCGTGCCGATCCGCCAGCCCAGATCGACCAGCTCATCGGCCTCCGAAGGGAAGACGCCCTTGATCGTGGTGGCGATTCCGGAAAGTCGCTCTCGAACGTAATGGGACACTACGCGTAACCTCGCTGGGGCAGCTTAGTCCGCAACACGGATGGCGTCAAGGATGACCCACTGGATCGAAGATCGTTCTGGACAAACGTGCCGTGACGGACTACATTTCCCGTGCGGTTCGCCATGACCGC